GATCCCACCGCGATTACTTGGCCAACGCTACCGTCTGCTCCAAGAATCACGATTACCACGCCACCCGACTTTGTCACGTATGAGTGGCCCGACTTTGCTCCCGCCTGATTCCTCTGTGGGGGTTTTTAAAGGAGCCCGCACATCGCAGCAGTATTCGGCCATGGTGAATATCCACGTCCTGAGTTTTTCGCACGGTTCGCGGCTACTACTTGAGCCCAGACAGGCCAATTGTCAGCAGTACCCCAGCGAGCTAAGAATTCACCACCGTAGGACTGCATGAATGGATAATCCATCTGAAGGCCACCATAATAGCCATTGCCAGTGTTAGCATTCCACGCTCCTTCATGGGAATGAATGCATGCCCAATCAGACGTAAGTACGCCGTAGCTAGAGCTGGAAAAGCGTGGCACTCTACGCGCTCGTCTAAGTTTGGCGAGAAGCTGGAGGTGCCGGTGATATTTAGTGACTGTATGTCGCGATCGTGAGCGCCAAAGTATCGCTACCCACTCCGCGTACTTACAGGACGTGATTTGATAAGTTTTTTGGGCTGCCTTCGTACGTGTAACTTGGAGCTTGTCTTGGTAGTGCCAAGTTCGTCCTCGATAATGCCTGACTCCCTCGGCGATGATATGGCATTTTACTTCAATGCTTCTAGTTACGCTGGTCGCTCTGTCAGTGACAGGAACACTGAGCACGACGGAGCTGAGTCCCATAACCAGGAGCTTCATTAGGAATTCTCCTTGTTAGCTTACTAGTCATGCGGGTGCGTCTTGCTGTCTCCCGACGATTTGCACGTCGCCCGCACGGAGCTAGTTATCTATGCTGATATCACCGCCTTTTTGGGGGGATTTGCGATTACCCTAAACGACATTCTTACCGCTGGCATTCTCGTCTGTCTGATTTCTGGTTGAGGCTCATAGTATTACTTCCCTTTGAAAATTCGGGGGCTGAGTGCTTCTCTCTCCCACTTTAGCCCCCGAACCTCTCTTTCCAGGCTGCTTGTGTTATCATCTCGGCGAATTCTTTTGGGCTACCGTTGTTGTACTTGTATCCTGCTCCGAATGTGAACCACTGGAGCAAGTGGCGTGACGCATCCATTCCGTGAGGAATGCCGCGCTTGTATAAACCAAGCTTTCTAAGCGTCATGTCCGTGTAATACTGTTTTCCGTAAGAGGGCTTCTGTAGAAAGATGGAGCACTGATGAGGTGCTTTCATCTCATATAAGCGAGCCACTCCAATGAGTTCCATGGGGAACATGTTTAACCCTGCGCCTTTGTAGCGCTGTCCCATGCGAAACTCAAAGTCCTCCATGACGATGAATCTCGGTTGAATCTGGGCTAACCGATCCCAAAACTGGTCGACCTCATCCGTCATTTCAAATGGTACGTACCTGAGAACATCTTTTTCATCGTTTTCGAGATAGGCGTAGCAGTATCCCGTCATCACGCCTGGGTCAACCGCTATTATTTTCAAGTGCTCTCCGGTTTCTCCTGTAACGTCGTTCTCTGCAGACCATGCAGTCATTTGTGAAATTCTCCATGTCTGTTCCACAACCCATGCAGCGCGGATGATACTTTAGTTTCCTGCCTACCTTCGGTGCGGCCCAGATGTCTTTTTCCCGTAGAATCTTGAGAGCGTAGATAGCCTTGGAAACCCGTCGTCTCTGAATGCGCCGTTGTCTGAGATAAAGAACCGACCTGTATCCTTCAACCGTTAAGCCCACCATAGCTGCGCCTTCTTTTTGACCGACCCGCAAGGCGATCTCGTCAAAGATATGCCATACCTGTGGTAGATCCACAAGTCCACTGGTTTGTCCGTGAGCGCACTTTTTAAATGCATAACAGTTTTTGCAGCGACTAACGAAGCTTCCCTGTCGCTCTCCCGTTTTGTACTGGGTAAACTCCCGTTGAGCATCCAGCCATCTGCCGCATTTGGGACACAGTTTCTCGATCCTCCCTGTGCGGGGGTTTTTCCGGAACGGCCGTTTTCTGTGGATTTGTGGATTCACAGGAATGCACGGATTAGCATGCCGATGATGAGAGAGAAAAATAACGCAGCGAGAAACAGAGCTACGTACTCTAGTTTCATGCTGCTATCTTATTTGGCATTTCGACCAAGACTCCCCAGTTTGCTCCGATACTCAACTCAGCCACGAACGGGAAGTTCCAACCGATAGCCTTGTTCAGTGCTTCTTCCATGAACTGCTTCATCTTCGGCGCTACGTCGTCAACGTAGTCCTCGTGACAGTTGACCAAGATAGAATCGTGAACCGTGATCCTGGGTTGGGCAAACCTCCACAGGCCAGAATCCCATAGATACTCGGTAAGCTCCATAAGCGCCCAGAGAGTCCCATTAGCCGCGATGTTCTGTGGAAGGAAGTTAATGCCTTCTTTAACGACATGCAAGCGACCTGATTCGTCCGCTGGAATGACGTAAAACCGACGCTTGTGACCGAAAGGAGATTGTATCTCGCCAACGGACATAACCGTCTCTTCCGTCTTTTTCGTCCATTCCCACACTTTGGGGAACCTCGACCACCACCACTTAACGAAGCTATCCGCCTCTTCGAGTGGCATGTGGTACATCTGGTGGAACGAGTAAGCACTCTGCCAGTAGGCTACTCCGAAGTTGATGTTTTTGGCGTGAGTGTAGTCTTCGTAACTATAGTTCTCCCCATAGAACGCTGTTGCAACCTCTTTATGGAGCGATCTGCCAGATCCCAAATAAATTGATCGTAGTCGCTCATCCGCTGAAAGGACTGCGATAGCTCTGAGTTCAGCTTGAGAGAGGTCAGCAGAAATAAAACAGCATCCTGGATCTGGGATGAAGCAACGTCGAATGTTTGGTAGTCCACTCTTCGTCCGTGTGATGTTTTGGAGGTTCGGATTGGAACTACTGAGACGACCTGATTCTGTTCCGTGTATCTTATAATCAGTGTAAATTCGGTTGTTTCCTCCAAGAGCCAACACCATCCCTTCGAGATACGTACCACGCTGCTTGTCTAGGGATTTGAAGTCATCGAGAGTCTGGACGAACTGATCGATCCGGGAACGGTGAACACTCCGGTCGTTATAACCGAATTCGCCTCTAAGTATTTTTTCTCGTACGTATTTGTCCGTCGACTGTTTTCCCAATCTCTCCTGCCTAGGACGTTGCAAGTCATGTGTAATTCCCCAACTCTGATAAAGTAGGGACTGTATTTGCTTAGGCGAATTAGGATTGAGACTCGGATCTTTAGATAGCTCACGCAGTCTCCTCCGTTGTTCGCTAAGTTTGGGCCACACTTCCGCTTCGAGCATGTCACATGCAACGTCCGCGTCATAGATCGTACCCGAAAGCTCGATCTTCGTCAATGTTTCAGATAGTCTGATGAGCTGAGACTTGTACGGCTTGTCCCAGACATTATCGTTAACCGCCAATCCCTTGAGAACCTCGAAAAGCCCGATTGATCCAGCAGTGTCGAATCCGTTGTACTCGTACAGTTCTCGCGGATTTCTGAGGATGCCTTCTCTCTTAAAAGCCCGCACAGAGACAGGCTCGTATTTGGGCCAACCGAGATGATCCTTGAGTAGCCACTCAAGCGAGTGACCACCTGCGCCCGATTCTGGGTCACCGGGTCTTTCATCCAGCGCCCAGGAGAGCAGCATCGAATCTTCGTCTACCCTGGCTTGGATGTCGTAGTATCGCCTGAGAACCTTGACGTCATACTTTCCATTATGCCAGAGGAAATCGATTCCACGAGCCTCGTAAATTCGCTTAAGGTAGTTTTCGAGGAAATCTTGATCGTGACATGGACCGTTTCCGAAAACGACCGCACGTTCGACTCGTAGGGAGAAACCTGCACAGACAATTTCACTGAAAGATCCGCTTGGGGATCTTCGTCTGGTTTCGATGTCACTCGCGATGAGTAACTGTCCCAAGCCTTCTCTTTGATTAGCGTCGATTCTTCTGAGGATCTCGTTTGCCCACTCCTTGGCTGTGCTGACGTCATCCGTGAAACTCACTTTCGGTAGTGTTGGCTTGGGAAGTGGATTAATGGCAAGCCTGAAGTCTCGCTGCAATTCTGGGTAAGTCCCATCGTCGCGCAAGACCATCGCCGGATTATTGGTAACCACGATGCGCTGCCTTTTCCCCGAAAAAGGGTTAAGCGCGGCATGTGGGTAACCACGGTTCAGCGTGATGTTCGATTCTCCGATAAGGCTATATGCTGCCTCTCTACCACATGCGATAACCGTCTCGCAATCTTGTATTTCTGCCTGTAGCCTGCCGTCACAACAGCTCTGAGCCAATCCGAAACCTGGCTCCGAACCGTCTGATTGGCAGAGGACTACGTTGGTAGCCAGAACGGTAGTGCGATCCAGACCTTGCAACTGAAGCAAGTGATCCAGCACCTTACCCGACGGACCCGTAAACGATTTTCCATTCATCGCCTCGTAAGCTCCAGGACTGCGAGACACTACCGCAACCTTGGCGTCTCTGGGACCAGTGCTAGACGCAAATGCCCGATTCACGAACGGACATTTGGAGCACAGTGCTCCAGGTGCTTTAGGCTTAATGGGCTGCGACTGGGATTGCTGTTCGCTCATCGAGATAGTGGAGCATCCGTCCGACATCGATTCTCAAGTCTTGCGCGGATCCATCGTCAAGCAGGATAAAGTCCGATCGCAGGTAAAAGCTCTCCCTGTGCAGGGTTTTATTGGGATCCGCGATTTTGCTCACTCTCACGAGACACCCGCCAACCTCAGAAACATGGTGAGCATCGCTCTCAAAGTGTACACCTGGGATCACGATGTTCTTGCCCAAGTAGAAACCGTCCAGCGGAAGTATCCGTTCTAGAGAATCTCTGAGTAGCCTGAGATCATACCCGTATTCCTTGACTAGAATCCCAGCGACGAGATGTTCACTCTGAGTCCCGTCTCCGAGCAAACCAATTACCATGGTGCTGTTCCCCCTTAGAGAGGATAGAAGTACGTACCCTTTCCGCGTCTCTCAGATCTAATTAGCCCAGCTTCTATCAAATCTCCAATAGCTTCGTCCATTACTTTTCTATCTGGCTTGTACATATTACCCCGCAGCTCTGTTCTACTGATTCCGGGCTGACGAAGAACGGCCCGAAACACTTTCTCGGCCATCTTCTGGTGAGTTACTTTACTGGCTTCGACGATAAGCTTAATAGAATGCTTTCCCCACTCTTGGATGTATCCAGCGGCGTTCTTCAAGTCTTGGGCGTTTATTACAATATGGCCATCGATGTTTGGTTTCTGTCTGATTGCTCCTAGAATGATAGCTAATTTCGACAGACTTACTCGCAGCCGCTCGAACATCGGCTCCACGAGTTCGTGATTGATCGCGTGTTCTCCCAGGCCCCACATGATTCTTCCGTACTTACTATGCAAATCCCAGGCTTCTGGAGTAAGCTCTGCGATAATGCGTGGCGTTGTGTTTACTGGTTGTCCCTGGATATGAGTTGTGATTTCTGTTGCGTAAGTTTCAAAAAGATCAGCTAGCTTATCAAGGATCTGATTGCGCTTAGTCATGTCTTCTTCGACAGGTGGACCTTCATCCTTTAGTCTTGTCTTGTCCACTTCTCCAATAACTACAAGAAATCTCGGGATAAATCCCGAGGTAATATATTGGTCGGAAATTTCTCTGAAAACTCGATCGGTTACTCCACCAGCAAGAAATATGAATGAGGCTTCCTGAAGCGTTATGGTTTCCTTGCTAAGTACCTTTTTGTCGAACTTGTGATAATCGTAGAGATGTGCGAAAGCCTCCATGCTTCCTTGACCGTACTCCCGCTTATTCATGTGAGCAAACAGTCCGGACACTTCATCGCGGAAGAAGATTGATGCTTTATGGGGGCGCGCTGCTAGTCCCTTCATGATTCCTTCGGGAGTTCCTTCTGTGGCTACGATTATTTCTGGATCTAGTTCATTGAGCAGATTAAGCGACATTCTCATGCTCGTCGTTTTTCTGGCCGTCGTTGAATTTCCCAGCACCATTCCCCAAAGATTTGGAACTCGGTTCTCGTTCTTGAGTGGCAGCATTACTGATGTAGCTATGATAGCCGAAAGCATCACGAAAAAACAAAGATCGTGATATTCAGGGACTGCGTCCGTAGCGCTGGTGGCCCACTCTCGATACTCATCTATCAATGTTTTCGTCAGTTCTGATTCATCTACGAGCTTCGGCATCACGAGCGGATTATCGTGAAGAGGTGTGATTTTCACCTCTTCACGTTTTCTCTCAGCTTTCAGTACGTCACGCCAGAGGTCGGTCTTTGGTCTGTTGTCTCGTGCGTACTTGTTGCAGGCCGACTTATCGACAACGAGGAAGACCTCTTCCCTGGTCATTCCTGCGTCGAAGCACATGTTAATGAGTTTCCAGAGTAGCTTCGACCAATCTGAATTTTCGTCTGGCTCTTGAGTAAATAGAGCAGAGAAACCTTCGTGTATCTGTCCTCGATACTTGTACAAGACTTGTCCGACGTCGAATTCTAGATCGGGTATGGGCTCGTCGGGTACGGGCTGCTCGTCTTCGGTAGCCGGAAGGAAATCAAAGAAATTGGCGATGGGCAATGGAGTTGTTTCTGTCGGCATCGAAAGCAGGTAAACGCGCTCTGGCGGATCATACTTAAAGTTCCAGGTGAACGGCACTCTAAGGAGCTGCGTTAGATCCCAACCTGATACGTCAGCACCAATGCTGTAGGCTACACGCTTTGAATATGTTTCTGCGAAGTGAGGATCTATCTTCTCATTGAGTTTCCAGAGAGCCTGATATCTCGTGGCAGACGATTTAATCACGATAGTTGGAGGAACCGTCTGGACACTCATAGGCTCGACTTCATCCAAGTCGGCCCAGATAAGATCTGTCTCCAGACAATTTGGTTTCCTGCGTTCTGGTCTACTCAACTCGTTCACGCAGAAGTAGACGTCATGGTCTTTTTCTTTGATGTTGATATATTTTTCCATGCGTGGGCCTTCGAGAGGCCACTTAAAGAATTCCTGCGAGAATCCTGCCGGGGCTGGCACTTTTGAGTTCTTAGTCGCTATACAAACGTACCCTTCTGTACTGCCGAAAAGCAGATGGAAGAATTCTATTCTTCCTTGGGCAATTTGTATCTCACTCATCTCAGTTGAATTATGGGCGCCGTACCAGTCCAGCGTGGTCGTTTAAGACTGAGCTATATCCCCCCGAGTATAGCAAGTCCCCATGTTTACTCCTTTGGGGTTAACCGGGCTATTACAGGATGCTGCTTACCGATGACTCCAGCGTACCTGCGGGCCTGACACCCTTAACCGAGTTGTTGAACTCGTCAGGGATAATCTCGCCTTGCATGGTGCGCTTCGGCTCCTTGCTAACCGTGATAACGCAAGGACGACCGACGTACTCGTCAAACTGCGGATCGAAGTTCGGGTTTCTCACTTCCTCCTCGGAATGACCCATAGCCATGAAGAAGCGAACAATCATGCCCTTCATCTTAGCTGCCTTGCTTGCGTCATAATCGGCAGGAGGAATGACGTACGTAAGGAACACACGCCTATTATCCACCGGCGGATCCGTGATCTTGAACTGGATCTTGATCATCGGAGTACCGGCGGGCATCTTACCCGTGCCAGACGTGTTCTTCACTGCATCCATGCTCATCTGGAAAATCTCTGCGTTGTACCTGCCTGGATCAATAGCATCGAAACCAGTCAGATCAGCATCTTGGAGGTTAAGCGGGCCAAGACTTGATTCAGACATCTGTATCAGTCTCCTTTTCCATCTCTGCGCCTTCGATAAGATCCCAAATCATTGACAACGATGGATTTTCTACCGTCTGTCCTAGAGCTTGGGTTCTGTCTTTGGCTACGACTCTGTTAGTTCCCACTACTTGCATGTAGCGGTCGATCTTCCCCATGTTGTTCTTGGCGTAGTAGTAACCCACGATATCCGCGAAGCCCGGAATCTCTCGTGAGAGCTTGCCAGCGAAGCCGGGATAGAACTTAGCCGGTTCACTGTCATCCGAGGTAACCCCAAGACCAGCGGTAAGCACAACGTGACAGGGAAGATCCTTGAATGCACGAACGATGAGTCTCATGTGATTCCTGACGATCCCCCATTCACGCGGCGAGGGAACATCAATGTCTACTGTCTCTGGCCTACGCTTGTATGCCTCTCGCATCACTCCTCTCATGTCTAGATCTGCTAATTCTGTGAGTGAATCGATGCCGATGGTTTTGTAGTAGATCTCTGGTTTCCCGTTTTCACCCGTTCGGATCGAGTGGTAGAGCTTGTTGTATTTGTCTTCCAGCTCCTTGATGCTTCTGACCGAAACTACATCGACGTCTGATCTTTTTCTGAGAGTCGTCATTCCGCCCTCTACGTCAAAAACCAGCACAGGACGAAGACGGAAGTCGTCTTCTGCCGTACCGATCATGTACGTCTTACCTGTGCCAACCTCGCCGTACAGCAGAAGATTGATCCACTCGACAATATCCTTGGGCGATTGAACCTGTAGTAAGTTTCTAAGAGTTTCGTTAGAATCCGTTAGACTCGTGGTGAGAGTCTCGCTCATTCCTTCTCCTCGTATTCGGCTAGCATGTCATTCATGAGTCTCAAGGAATGTATGGCACAGTAGGGAACGCCCTTAACCTTGTAATGCGTGACAGTCCCACATCCTCTACTAGCGCAGCGTAACTCGTTGTCGAAGTAACGCAGCGGGCCATGTTGTTTGGGCAATGGTGGATAACTGGGATTCTTGATTGGCTCGGCTAGCGAGAGCAGTTCCGCGATCTGTTGTAGGGTTAAACTACCGGTCTTTTGCTCTGACATAATTGTCCTTTATCATTTGTCTCCAGTCGTCTCCTGATTCCATCGCCATACATGGATTCCGGAACTGACAGTGCATGCATGCCCAATCGTTTCTGATGTTCGGGTAGATCCGTGGGTTCGACAGCATATCCATGGCTTCGAGGTAAATCCTCTGTCCTGCGTTAGCGATCTGGTGACGGTTCCGTCTTACCAGCTTGCGGACATTGAACTGCTCGTCCCCAACTTCTTTTAGCCATTCCACATAGCCTGCCTGTTTCTCAGATAGGGGTACGCCCGGAATGTTTCTTTTGATCCATTCCATGAGAATCTCGTACGTGGTTGATTCCTTGTTACGATCCACTGAGAACATCCCACCCCTAAGCTCCGTGGGCGGCTTTGGATAGGCTTTCCGCAAGACATTGTAGACGACCTCTTCCATGGGTTGACCCTTATGAGGCAAATCATAGTACTGGGCCTCGATTTCTGCAGCCCAAAGATAGGTCGAAACCTGCTCATCCGTCTCAAGCTTGAGGAAATATTCTTCTCCGATTTTCTCGGCTGTCTTGTTCTCAAGGATTCCAAGTTTACCATTTGGTTTAGCCCAAATCTGATCCATCCGCCCACGAGCATGAACTTCAAGAAACTCACCGTAGTTGGGTGACTCATGGCGAGAGTCAAACGACTTGAGAATCGTGTTGTTCTTGTAATCCCAGATAGGAACTGAGAAGTCATGCTCTGCGACGAGAACCTCGAAGTCGTCTACCTTGGGAGCGTATTCCTTGTATCGCTCCATCATCCTGATTCCCAGTGTGAACAGCTCGTCGTACTCTTCCTGGTTAGGATCTGGGAGTATGTCACGTAACCCTCGTACCCTGTACAAGAGATGACCGTTCGGACCTTTCTCCATAACAGGAGCAAGATCATATACCTTGTCTAACCAAGATTCCTCGATTAGACCACCAACCCATTGTACGTCCCACCAAGTCTTGAAAGACTCGACAGGATCGTGCCTGAATAGTGGATGATAGTACTGCTCAAGCGCGTAGTGGATACCTGTGCCGAAGAAGAACGGCGGGTAGATTCCGTGGATATCAGCGCGAACAGTGAGATTCTCTTTTGCTGGGCTTGACCAATTCCAGCGTCTTCTGCATTGCTTGAAAGTTGCGCGGTCGGAGTTGTGGATGGGGATTATGTCATACTTGCTCGGGATCTCTATCTGCGTCCATGTTGGCTTAGGCTGTGTTGGCTGAACTTCACTCACCTGAATGGTCCTTTGGGTATCAGAGCTAGCATCCATAGACTCATGAAGAAAAACTCAACCAACCTCATGGTCCTGTTTCTTAATCTTCGCCCACGGCTCTGCTGGCTCTTCTTCAGGATCATCTGCTGGTCCCGGCCAGCGAATGTCGGCTTCACTCTCGTCAAGTACTTCTGTGTCTTCTGTGTCTTCTCTCTTAGACATTGAAGCTCCTAGCCATGTCGAGAACTTGGTCCATCGGGAACGAAGTTCCGCAATCATAATGTCCGCCACCCCAAGAACCTAGATCTACGTGTTGACACACGCCACGCGCCGTACCTTGTGCTTGTGATGCAGTCAGCTTAGTGATGGGAACCCCGAAATACTCTGCTTCCTCGAAAATCCAACGGGCGCAATTTTCTAGCATGTTCGGGTGACTCTGCCACTCGCTTGACGACCAGTCCGCGAACGCGCAAAGCTCGGCTTGTACCGAAACTGGGTTCGCGTTGGCCGCCGTCCAAGCCTTGTTTGCTCGTTTGACATACTCTCCGATGACACCTGCTTTATCATCGATTCCTACGTGAGAGGACACCTGGCTTGACGAGCTTCCGAAGTAGTTCCCTAGCTCCTCGATAGTTCGTGCGCCCTCAGTGGTATGCAAGACAATCAGTCTAACGTTCGAGCCACCACGACTGCTGTAATTCGGACTCGGGATCGCTTTCCTCGTCAGCTCCCCCTGTGGGGGTTTTGGAGCAGGCTGGTTGAATTGTGCGTAAGCCTGATTGATGAGCTTTACCGCAGTAGCATCCATTGCCATCTGACCTCCGTTAGGGAGATCGTCAGGGATGACAATACTGCGAAACGTGTTAAAGGTTTCTTCCCCGATCCATCCAGTATCGTCGATCTTCTGTTGGCGCTGGACTCCTGCCACTCCAGTGTATCTGACGTTACCAGATGTTCCATGAGCAAATCCGTTACTGTAAGCTTGATCGAAAGGTTGCCAGGGCCAGCGTCCTGCACGAGACACCGTTCTCTTGTATGCCTCGATATCAGGGCCATCTGGGCTTGGTTTCTTGCCTTTGCTAGCTGCGTCTGGTGGATATAGACTTCTCGGAAATCCATCCACCGCGACCATCTTAGCTCCAGGATACCCTTTGGTATACCATTCACCTGCCATTTAGCTATTCAGCCTCCGTAGTTATCTCGGTTTCTCAGGAGTTGCCAAAAGTCAACGGGGGCCGTAGGAGCGTCTCTGAGCGGCCCGGACGCCGGGGGTACTGGGATGCCTCTTTCGGCCCGCGGGGCGCGAGAGCCGTCCGGCGTACCTCTCAGGGGCATTCGGGGCCGTCCGGCGCAACCGACGAAGAGGGACGCGAATCCTCACCGGCCCCGGCTGGATGCCATCCCGACGCGATTAGTTCATCCTGTTCTTCGGGGCAAAGATTCGCGAACTCAACAGAGCGCGAGTGATCGACGCCACACCAACAATCGTTTAGAACGTGCGGACGCGGGGTCATCGTTGTTTGCTCCCAGGGTTGCGACGCCAAATCGACAATCGCTGACAGTTAGGACAAGGCTCTTGGTGGTGGGTCTGAGACTTCTTCTCGGCCCACGCGAACCAGGCGACGTAACCCCCTGG